ATAATTATTTTTATCTAAACTATCTGGAAAAGTAATTAATGAATAATCTAATACATAAATTGAATTTACTGTATCTGTAAATAAATTTCTTTTTGTATATAATACTCCAACTCCATTTGCTATTTGAGTAAACATTAAAGATTCTAATAAATCAGCTCTTGTTTGCTGAACATTAGGGTTATCTAATAATTTAAGTAATGGGGAGTTTTTAAATTCAGTTTGTGTAGATTTTCTTATAACTCTAAAATGAGCTTGACTAAAAAGTTTTGAAACAAATAGTAAAGCAGGAGTTAATATTGGGTGTGTTTGTGCAATTCTAAGATTATCTGTATCTTTTGTCCAGTTGTTAAATTCTTTAACATCATAATAGTTGGTTCCGATATTATTCCTATTCCATATAGGAAAAATAGGAAATTTTACTTTTAAACCGAGAAAATTCATAAGCTATTCATTAAGCTACAAAGCTAATGAATTTTTTTTACTTAAACCTAATCCCAAGCCAACCTATAAGATAACTTAATATATATCCAGTTGCATCCATTAAATGGTCTTGGCATTTAGGGTCTATATCGTCTGTAACAAGCTGGTATCTATCCAGTTTATAAGAATAACTGTAATATTCTTCTTCCAAATCTAAACTTGAATCAGTATATACAATTTTGAAACTTTGAACTTGCGTTATTCTTTTATCAATACTTCCTGCACCTTTTACTGCAGGAACAGCTTTAAGACCTGCATATTTAAGTTCGTCAACCATTACTTTTTTTGCTGAATCACAAACAATTAATGATTCATCAGATATTTCTGGTTTCATCATTGTTCTTATATATTCATAAAGTGGCATCCTCATTATAGATGATGGTTTGTATAATCTTTGATGTAAATAAAAAGTTCTATCTCCATCATATTTTACCTCAACAATTGCAGTAGGACTACTTATTCCAAAATCTAAACCAAAATAACTTTCTTGTGGTAAATTATTAAAAAACTCATCAGTACAAGTTGACCATTCTCTATATACACGATTAGGTTTTTCAGCTTTTAATCCTAAAGCATAAACCAGGTGCATATATAAATTTGCTGTTTTATTATTAATATTAAATTTATTTGGTGGTGGTATATTATTATCAGATACTTCTAAACCTTTGTGCATTAATTTTCCATTATCTACATAAGTACTTCCGTTTTCATAAGGATTATATGATTCTAAATCAGCAACTATCCCATCACTTAAAAAATCAATATTATCTTTATAAGTAGACCTAATAAATTTACTTGATTCATGATGTTCGTATTTCTGAATAAAAAATTCTCTTGATGGATTAAAATCTGAAAATATTAAATCTGTTGTTCTGATGTTCGTATTTCTGAATAAAAAATTCTCTTGATGGATTAAAATCTGAAAATATTAAATCTGTTGTTCTTTGTTTTATTTGTAGAAAAACATCTTCTGAAAAATGCGATATTTCATTAAAGAAACTAATATCTTGTGTCATTCCTAATACTTTAGAAATAACATCTGTACCCATAAAATGAATTATTGAACTTGTTTTTTTGCAAGTAAATGTAGCGTCTTTTTTATTAAATACAAATCTTTGGTAAAGATAAGGGTCGGTTGATATTACTGATTTAAAATCTTCCAGTATTGTACCTACTGCATCAACTCTTGTTCCTCTCCAAACTGTAATTTTGTAATTTTTTTTTTGCATTAATATCATGCAAAACAATTGCATAATAGAGTAAGACTTACCGCTTCTTGAACTTCCGTAAGCAACTATTAATCTATATAAATTAGACGTATATGCTTCGTAAATTCCATCAAATGTTTTACTAACCTTAAATGTCATATATTAAAAATAAAGGGAGACAGCTCCTATGAAAAAACTATAATTATTAAACCTTAAACTAAAATAAATGCCTCCCCTATTCTTTTTCTTTTCTAAAAGTATGTTCTATTGTTATTGTTGAATCTCTTTCTTCTTCAATTATTTCTCTTCTTTGCAATTTTGGAGAAACATATTCTAATATTTTAAAATAATTTACCATAAAAGCTTCTTCATCTCCTTCTCCTTGAGTTAGCAAAATAGCATTTACTCTTTTAGAATGTTTTCCTTTAACATCATCTAAAAGTAATTCAAAATTGCTTTTTCTTGTGTTTTTTTCTTTACTCATTAATTAATTCTTTAATATCATCTTCAATATTTGGTTGTTTTAACCATTTTATAAGTAGTAAATCCATTACATCCCCTTGATTTACATTGTGAACTGCACAAGCTATTTTTAACTTTTTCCTTGTAGTATCACTTACCCAACAACCCATAAATACCTTATTCATATTTACAAAGATAATAATTTTACTGCTAACAATAATAATGTAGGTAAAAATGTAAATAAAGCATCCATTACATTAGGGGGACTAAATCTCATTTTAGCATCTATGATTTCTTTTCCTATTGATATAAATATCATAAATCCTATTGCCTGCATTGTTGTACCCCATATTACTAAAGGAGTTGCTATAATACTTCCGTAAAAGAAATGCAATAACTTGTCATTTGGTATTAATGCCATTTCTAATAATATTCTTTTAATTAATTTTTTCATACTTTTAATGTTGTTTCAATACAATAGCCTTTATTATTAAACTTTTTAACTAAAATATTTATTAAATCGTTTGCATACATATTATTCTTTCTACACAAAAACATAAATTTACTCCAATTTTTAGAATCTAAATCTACAATTTTATATTGAGTTATATCATCTTTTGTTCTTATTTTTTCATCTTCAGTTATTTTACAATTAAAATCATTAAAGTTTTTTTCAACAGATAAATAGTCTACCCACAACTGAAACATTAATCTTCCATTATATTTACCTTTTTTTTCTTTCCATTCTGAAAAGCTATATTTGTCAATCTTAGACATATAATTAGATGTTTTACTCATTTTTTAAAAGTTTGGTTCATATTTATTTGTTATTGATTTTATTGGTTCTTCGTAATATTTATTCAGTACTCTAAAACATCTTGTTTGTATGTGCCTATCCATTTCATCAATAAGTGGATTAAATGTTTTTGTATCCATTTTCATCTTTAATTCATTTCTTAATACATCTCTAATATATGAAACAGAATAATTTGTTCTTTCAAAATATTTTCTATGCAAATCCTCATGTCTAAAATATATATACTCTTTATTAGTATGCTCTTTCATTTCCTGCTCTAACCTAATTAGTATATCTTTGTGAGCTCCAGTTCTACTATTTTTTTTGGTTTTTATTAATATGTTAGTATTAATTTGTTCTTGTGTAAAAACCATTCTTGATTTAGTAAAATCAACTTCATCAATCTGTTCAAGATATTTTAAAAATTTAGGTATCTCTTTTGTTAAGTCAGATAATATATTATGATTTGCTTTCCCTTTTAATGTTGGTATCTTTAAAACCCAATATCTATTCTCTTCCTCATCAATTCTTACAAATCTATCTTCGTGATTAGAAAACATAACTACCTTACCATAAAAATCAAGCATATATTCCTTAACGTGCTTTGGATTTACAGATATTCTCTTCATTGTTGAAATTGTCTTAATTTTTTCCAAATCAGAAGCTTTATCAATCTTAGTTTCCTCTATTATTAAAATATTCTTATCAGCATACGTAGAATTGTGATTTGAACTTATATCACTAGGACTAATTACACAAACATTTCCACCATACAAAATACCAAGCCAATCTCCAAATGTACTCTTACCAGTTTCTCTTTCGCTACTTACTAAAGATAAAATTGGTAATATTTGTTTAGGATGTAAATAAAGTACCTGCATATATATTAAACCTAGTTTCCATTGCTCTCCCCATAAATGTTTAATTAAATTAATACTCCAGGGAATATCATCTAAAGTAACATCTTCATCACAAGCTAAATGAGAAAATTCAGAATATTGATTATATTTTCCATGTTTTGTCTTTTCAAAATTCTTATTGTCTGGGAATAATCCAAAACCAATATACTTAGGCATTGTATCAAATATCTCCTTTGAATAGTCATCAGATATTGTTGCTTTACTCCATGGAATTAATTCTGTTCTTAAAACACCTCTGTTATCAACAGTTTCATTACTCCTAAAATAATCAACACCAACCCTAATATATGGAGGCTTAATGCTCAATAACCTATTATTTAAAATAGTTAAAGCATTTAAAGTGTTTCCATAACAAAGTACTTTTTCGTAAATATCAAAAGGAGTTAATGTCTGACCTTCTTTAACTTCCCAAATGTTTTTTTCAGATGATACTATTTTTGTGCTTTTCTTTACTTTCCATCCATAAACACTTTTTACAAAGTAAACATCTTTGTCACTTTCATTTAATGCTACAGTTATTTTTCCTCGACCTAAATCCTGTAGTCTTTTGTCCCTCATAAGTAAACCAAAAGCTTCGTCAGCAAACTTTAAATTATACAAATTAATTGCGTTAATAATCATACGTTTTTCATAGTTTTTGTTATTCCTAAAGGAACAACCATTAATTAAACCCCAACAATACTGGGGCATAAACAAAGATAGTGAAAAAGAACCCACATACCTAATAGTCCCTGATCAGGTTATAAACATTCCAAAACTCAGCAGTCTGAAGCCGAAGACAAACCAAAAACACCACAAAACCACGCCAAGCCAAGCCAATACTACAAAACTTAAATTTTTAGCCGAAGACAAAGACAAAGACAAAAGGTGTCTTGAAGCATTTAGATACTTTTCCAAACCAAAACATATTAGAAGTTGTAAATATGTTGTCTTGTTGTCTTATATATATAAAAATTTTTTAAAAATATAGTAATAACAATGCCTAACAACCGTTTTTTAACAAGACAAAACGAAGACAAACATAAGACAAAAGACAAAAACATAACAAGATACTTAAAAATATTGAGCTTTCCTCAAAAAGCACGGTCAAATTGCATTGATTTTTTCTCCAAATAAAATTCCAAAAAATTTGTGTTTATTTAAAATAATTTGGAATAAACCAGGATTATATCCGAAAAACATTCCAAAACCTGGCTTTTTTTTACGAACCA